TGTGTATATCCACCTCCGCCTGTTTTCGTCACCTTTAAGAACTGCTTAACAAACTCCAGTAACTTATCGAGAAAGTCAGCCTCTTTTTGTTCCTTAGCAATATCGTCATCGGTAGGACGAACAAAATTACTGATTCCCTCATGGTAGTTCTCCTGTTGCCACTTTAGCTCTTTGATTTTATTCTTTTGGGCCTTGGCAAACTCGTCAACGGACTTCGCGTATTCTTCCATCGTTTTCCCGTCCTCTTTCAAGTATCCTTGAATGTCGGACATGGATATTCCGATTTCGTTAGCAATCCTTTTTACGCCCTCGGTAATTAGACGCGTCGAGCTTTCCTGTGGGGCAAGTTTCAAGTAGTCCTTTTGTATTTCCGTGACAAATCCCTTCAAGCCGAGTGTACCCTTCGACGAAGACACATTCTTAAATATCTTCTCAAAGTCGATAAAGTCATCAACAGTGAAAGCATCCGAGATATCAACTGCTCCGAAGGCACTCTTTAGCTCCTTCTTGTAACGCTCAATCGCCTGCTTCCACCGAGCCTCTCGGAACTCAAATGTACTAGCCTGTTCCAGCGTAAAACCTGCTGGTGTTTTTGACGTCGCCTCACGAATCTCCTTTATCTTATTTGCATAAATCCCGAGTTCATTATTTAGAGAAGAGAACCTCCTGTCTTCGTCTTCCAAAGCAGAGTTAAATTCCTCTGTAGACTGGAGAAGCTTTTGATAATAAGATTTGAAGGCAAAGAATCCGGAAGTCGTCTGGAATGCCTGGCCAAAACCGGCGAGCGGTGCATGCCCGACTTGTTCTTCAGCAATCCTTTCGATTATTCTTGCGGCATCCATGAAATCCGTTTCTATCGACAAAAGCCCGTCTTTTATCGCCTTTTCCACGCCGGAAATTATCCGTGTTGCCTCTTCGACTGAATAGCCCTCTTCCTTCCGCAAGAAAGACTCTAGGCCCTTTCTTTGTGCGCCAAGGGTTGAAGCGAACGTATCGGTAATCTGGTTTATATTCTGCTCATGGGTTTGAACATCTATCTTCTCTCTTATTGCTTGCGTCAGTGAATCGTAGTTACCCTTTAATTCCTGGAGCTTTTTGATTTGAAGGTCCTGCGAAGGGATAATATCACCATAGGTCCTTTGCAGTTCTTTCAACGCATCTCGCTGCTCTGCAGAACCGTTAGCAGCCATGACGGCAGTGTTCGCAAGCCTCTCAAAATTTCGAATAGACTGATCCGCCTGTAAATTCCCGGATGCGATATTTTTGGAAAGTTCATTTCCAAGCCGTTCCGCTTCTTTTTTTGCCGAAATTAACCAGCCAACAAGTATTGTAACGGCCGTTGTTGCCAATCCAATCCAGCCGCCGCCAGTAAGAAGAGCAGCTAATTTTTGCCAACCACGGCCTATAAGCGTAGACGCAACGGACGCGGCTTCCATATGCTTTGCATATGATTTTAATTGAGCTATGGCAATCTTTCTCGCGACACTCGCCTTCGTCTCGTTTGCCGCCTCCAATGCGGATGCTCTAGCCTTTGCAGCCGTCGCTTTTGCAGCAAGAGCCGTGTCTTTTGTAAGAGTCGGAATAAACAACGATGCAACCTTTAAAGCGCCATATGAATATGCGACTTGCTTTAAAACCTCGCCAATGACACGCCAATTGTTAAATAGAAATTTCGCGTCGGAAATAAGCCGCTCCATCGCAGAATGTACGGTAGTCGTGTTTCCAATCTCATCGTACATAATACTGAGAGCATCCTTAAGGTTCGCCCACTGACCGGCAAGGGTCTCCGCCTGCTTCTCCTGCATCTTATAGAAGATTCCGCCCTTTTCAGTCATGTCGTCGAAAATCTCGGCAACCATCTCAAACGGAACCGCTCTTTTTGAGATAAGTTCAAAGACATCGGCAGTAGTCGTTCCTTCACGGCCCAACTCGCGGAATTTATCCGCAAGCAAGTCAACCAAAGGAATACCAGCTTCAGTAAACTGCCTCAGTTCTTGCCCTCTCAATACGGAAGCTGCCTTCACTTGCCCATATGCAAGCACAAGACGATTCATGTCAACGCCAAGACCTGCAGACACATCTGCAAGTTTGGTGGTAACATCAAACAACTTGTCAGTCTCAATCCTATACGCTGACAGCTGCTTCGTGTAGGTGACGAGTTCCTTAATTTCGAAAGGAGACTTGATCGCAGCAGCCTTGATCTCTTTGAACAGACTCTCGGCCTTGTTCGCATCCTGTATAATACCGCCCAATGCGACCCTTTGCATTTCAAACTCGGAAGTCGTTTCCCGGACATTCCTTATGAAGCGCAATGCGCCAAACACGGAGAAGTACATCGACGCAATCGAGGTTATATTCTGCAGGACTATGGATTGCTTTTTCATCTCCGTGGTTACAGCACCAGTCGATCCTTGCACTTCTTGCATTTTACGACGGACCTCTTCCAGTTTAGTCTTCAGCTCGTCATAACGCTTCGTTCCGAACTTAGCATTGTTAAGCCGTTCCGAAAGAATGCGAGCCTGCTCAGAAAGGCGCCCCATCGTATTGGCCGTAGATTTCAGAACAAGTTCCTCATATTTCCTTTTATTCGTAGCGCTTTGAATTCGCTGCTCAATTTGGATTTGTTCTTGGATGATTTTTGATAAAGACTTGCCCTGCTTTTCGAGCTCATTTGTCGCGGCACGATATGACCGTACTAATTGCTGAGCCTCCGATGTCAGTTTGTTTGTCCCAGGGACGAACTTATCGGCGGAACCCATAGCATTCCACTGCCGATTCATCTCCTGGATTACAGTATTTAGCCTGTCGATGCTTCCGGATTCAGTTCCTAACCTTTTAACTTGAACATTTACTTCTTGAATACGAGCCGACAGCGCCGCCACATTCTGGGCAGCGGTATTCCATTTTTGACTACCCACATCAGAAGAAGCGAGTTCCTGTCTCCATGCCGCCAATTTTGTATTAAGGTCGTTCATCGAAGTAGCGGTCATCGTAAGTGCCTGCTGGTGTTCCATTGCCGCCTTCTTCTGTCTTTCCGCTTCTTCGGTATTCCGTTTTTGCGCCTCGTACTCGGCAGTGAGGATGCTTCTTACCCGGTCGAGCTCTGTAGCCACAGTAGCGTAGTCTTGCTGAAGTTTCTTTGCATCCGCAGACAGTTTACCAGACGCATCGAACATCTGGGCGGATCCCATCCTCTCAAACTGCTGCTGAATGACAGCCAGGTCGCCGGATAGCCGCCTAACGCTACCGCCTCTGGTCGTAAACTCATTGATCTTTGCATTAACCAAGTCAATGGCCTCTTCCAGCTTCATTACATTTTTCGCGGCGATTTCGAAATTTTTTGTTCCAACAGAAGATGATTCTAACTTATCTCGAAATAGCATTAAGTCTTTTGACAAAATCTCGACAGACCGCTGCAGCGGCTTTATTGCGTTCGGGACTTTTGCAGCCGCGTCCTTAAACGCCTGCTCAATATCAACGACTACCGGTATCTCAACTGCCATAACTTTCTTGTTTTATGATGTGATTTTGAATTTCTTCCAAAGTTTCTGGCTTCTTCTTTCGCTTTACGCCGATTCCGAAGCCGGACATAATGTCGCGGATTTCCTCATCCGAGCGCACGGTATCTTCCCACTTAATAATTTCTTCCCGCTCTGTCTTTTCATAATCGTAGTCAAAGTAACTCTTGTCAAGTAACAACATTGTTACATAATTCGCAGAATCGACATACCAGTACCTGAACCACGACCAGAAACCGAAGTTTCCGTAAATATGCTTAATCCTTTCGTTATGCTCGGAAGATAGGAATGCGCTTCCTATTTGTTTTCCTCCTTTATCCCCAAAGCGTCCTCTTCCAACATATTCATTACGCTTTCCAGCCGCTCTAGCGTTTGCTTGGCGGCGTCGCCAACCGGTCTCATATAAAGCTCGCGTTCCTGCTTTGAGATATCCCAGTTGGCCTTGGAAAAACCCAAGTCTGCACTAACGACTCCCGCCTCGTTGATTCTAAATGTCGTCTCGTTTCCACGAAGCTGAAGGATGTGCCATTTTAGCCACCAAAGCCCCGGAACAAATAAGGCCCAGTTCCCGAGCAAGTAATACGCTGCCTTCTTGGAATGCAGAGAAAACAGTTTTCGCGTGATCTTTTTTGCTTCCTTCTGCGACACGCCCTGCTTGCCTTTTGCTTCAAGGACTTGCGCCTCTTGTTCAAGGAGCGCAATCTTCTCTTTTACGGCCTGTGCAACCTGCCGGACCTTGTATTTCCTCCGGCCAACCACGACCGTGCATGGAGCCCCGGCAATCGTCTCATACGCGCCGTTAAGAAATCTTTCACTTGCGGATTTTTCCATATCTTAAAGAAAAGGGACGGGCGCAAGGCCCG